TGTTGAGCATGTTTCCACGATAAGCAACACCATCGATGAAGAGACGCCTTTTGAAGCTCCGTCTGTCAAGTCCCCTTTTCATTACAATGCCCTGCACAATATTGAGTTCAGAGGAAAGTGGCCTGGCATGAAAGCCAACGTTGCACAGAAGTCAGCACTCCAGAAAATGGATATCTCTACTCGTGATGATTTTGTTGACGTCATGTATAACGTGTTCGGAGAGTTTCAAAAGACCGAGTTTGGACGACCCTTGATGAAGCCTTGTCATGGTCCCAATGGTACATGGCTGTGTCCATACTCACTTGCTCTGCTTAAAGCCAACAAAACGAAGAAGAGTCTCTCCACAGAACGCTTGGAGAAAGTAATTGTCAAGTTGTCCTCACACCTGGTCGATCAAATCAATCATCGTGGAGTCATGAAGTTGAATCCCCTCACTGCACATCTTGCTATCAATGGTGACTTGGATGACGACTTTCTGAGACGTATATCGGCAAGTACTGCTTCTGGATTCGGATTTCCAGGAAAGAAAGAGAGGCACTTGGTTTTGCGAAGTGATGGCATGAGAGAAATGACTCCAGAGTTGGAAGAACTGTTGTGCAGTGTCTTAGAGTACGCAAAGACTGGAAACAGACTCAACTTCGTTTATGTGGCATCTCTCAAGGATGAGCCGCGTGAGATCTCAAAAGTAAGGGCCGGTAAGACACGCGTTTTCTACATTTCACCTTTGGTTCTATTGATCTTGCAACGAATGTTTTTGAGCCCCTTCTACACTTTGATGGTGCAGATGAGTGAGGTTTTCAGTGCTGCTTTGGGAGTCAACATGCATGAGGAAGCAAATGATCTTTACCTTCGCTTGACTACATTTTCTCGCAAATGGATGGAGGGAGATTATGGAGGCTATGATTTGCAAATGCCTTTTGAAATCGGTCAAGCAGCTGCTTCGGTAGTTGTGAAGGTGTTGAGAGAACTTGGTTACTCTGAGGGCGCGTTGCAAGTCGTCAAAGCAATATTAGACTCCGGTCTCTTCCCGACTGTGTGCATGAATAGTGACGTCTTCGTTGTTCCAGCACTTCAACCTTCCGGGAAGTATGCCACCGCTGAAGACAATTCATTGAGAGGACTCATTATGTTGATGTATTTCTGGGAGTCCTCTTCGCATTCAGAAAAGGATTTCTTTGAATTTGTCATGCCTTTGCTTTACGGAGATGATATGTTGGCTGCAGTCAAGGAAGAAGTTGCTGAGGAAATAAACAACATCACATATGCGGCTTTCGTTGATGAAGTGTATGGCATGGAATTCACAAACGCGCAGAAGACCAAGGACCTTCTCGAGTTCGTTTCCCCAGATGATGCTTCTTTTTTGAAGAGAAGATGGAGAACACACGCCGCATTGGGAAAGAAGGTTGCTGCATTGGAATTGGACTCTATATATCGAATGTTGACCTGGTATCTGCCCTCCAATTTTGTTTCCCAGAGCGATCAATTTCTTGCATCGTTTGACAGTGCACTTAGAGAGTCATTCTTCCACTTGGATGAGCACAAGTACGATATTTT